ATTCTGGTTTCGTTCCTGAATTTCTCGATTTGACAGCAGCGTGTTTTGAGGCAAAAAGTCCCAATTTAACAAGATTTCTGGTTGTAGATAAAGGGGGTAATTCCTTTTCTATTTGATCGATAAAGTTTTCAACATGCATCTGGCTAAGTTACTCCGTGGTTGGAGGCTTAAGCCGAAAAAAAAAAGACACTGTGTGCTGTGTGAAATACAACACAAAAATTAACATTGTGTTGTAAACTGGAAATCCAGTATGGTATATACACATTAACATATCTCATTTATGTGAATCTGAATAGATTCTGACAAAAAGCCGAGCGTCTAACTCGGTTTTTTGCATTTTATGGGGGTGCGTCTCGAAATTGTCGAATTCTTGCGATCACAACAGATTGTAAGCAACACAAAACTTGCGTCGGGTGCAAGTCGGGGTAAGCGTCGATAATTGCGTCCAAATCTTCAGCAATTGAGTATGCATCAGATTCAGACAGCAAATAATTAATAGGTTCTGGGCTCATGTTCGATTTTTTTTGCATGTTCGATTTTCTTTTGCGTGTTCGATATTTTTTGCAGCATAAATAAAATCTTATCTTCTGCTAGTTTCGACGGCGCACGATGAGAGTTTTCCCACCTGCTTACCGTCGCAATTGTCACGTTTAACATAGATGCAAACTGTGACTGTGTCAAGCGTAACGCTTCTCGTATTATTTTTATTTTATTCATTTCTTCTTTCTCCTAAAAAAAAGCAAGTATCTTAGTGTTTTTTTGACTTCTGAAGTGTCATTTCGTTTTTTATAAGCGTCACAAGTGTCACTGATTTTTAAATATTTTTTTACCACACAAACAATCTGTCACAAGTGTCACAAGTGTCACCGAAGTGTCACTGATTTCATATTCTTAACTTACTTATTATTAATATATTATATATTATATGACACTTGTGACACTTGTGACAGATTGTTTCCATTCCAAAATAATTTCGTAAGTTTTCGATGATTTTGAGAAAGACTTGTGATGTCGTTATAGTTTTTGCTAAAAACGGATAGTTTCGTGGAAAAAATCGCGAGTTGACGAAAATAGGCGTCACAAGTGTCAAAGTGTCATCAATCAATTATTCTCCCATTTTTCCGATCATATTATTCTCTGTTTGTTAACGTTAATTGTTGTTGTTGACATTGATTATGCACTATCGTGTTATAACATGTTTATATAATAAAAGCTGAAAGATTTTCTTGCATGAAAAATGTAGATTTCGTACTGTGCAGATATATATTTATATACTGTATAAACACATACAATACAGAGAGATGAAATGGCAAAAAAATTAGATTCTGAAAAAGCACAAAGCACCCTCGATCGAGAAAAGCGACCTGCTGGCTTGAAAAAGAAGAGCGAAAAGCAACGTTTTTTAGATGATGTAAAAAAAGCAGGCATCGCTTTACCTCAAGCTCAGATGCATGGCTTTTCAGGTCGAACAGAGAAAGAAATTGATTGGGAGCTAGCTAGCGAGCTGTTACGTGCAAATTGTACAGGCGTTCAAGTTGCTGCCCGTTTTAACATGCATCATCAGACGTTTTATGATCGTGTACAGAAGGAATTCGGGGTGGGATTTACAGAATTTGCTAATAAAAAAAAGGAAGAAGGCAACACTTTCTTGCATCAAGCGCAGTATGAATTAGCTCGAGAAAAAGACAAAACGATGCTCGTATGGCTTGGTAAGCAACGACTTAGCCAACGTGATAATCCTTCGCACGATCAAGCGTTCGATGCGAAGTTGGCGAATTTGCTTGACAAATTAAATCGTTTAGAAGTTCCAAAATCTGAAGAAATTAAAAAATCTGAAGAAATTAAAAAATCTAAATAAAAGAGTATCAATGATAGTTCAATTTGAAAATTCGATTAGCGATGCTATACAGAATTTACATTCAAAACTTTTAGACGTAATCAACGATTTTGCACGAGATCAGCAAACTATGCCGATTTCTCACGTCGCTGCAAGCATACAAAGCGCTCTAATTTTATCTATATGTAAACTGCACAGTGCAGCATCTGCTAGTGAGAGAGATTTTCACGCAGTGAGCAAAATTGCATGTAACAAAATAATGCAATATCAGTACAAGACGCACGGTGACGATGAATGAAAAAATTAACATTATTAAATTTATTAATTATTTAGACGAATATTTAGAAAATTCATTTGAATACTCGTATTCGTATGAATTTTCAGTTGTCAACGAAATTCGCGATGAATTTATGAAAATATTTAGCTTATCTTAAACGGATTGACAAATGACAATAGAACAGCTAAGCGATAAGCAAATCATTGCATTTCAGCAGTCTAACGCACGTATCAACATATTTGAGGGCTCAGTTCGTGCTGGCAAATCTTTTATTGCATTAATTCGATGGATAGAATTCTGTAGGTCAGGAGCGCCTGGTGCTCTGATTATCATCGGTCGCACTGACAAGACAATCAAAAGAAATATTATCAATCCGCTACAAGAATTAGTCGGTTCAGCCGTTCGTTACTCAGCAGGCAGAGGCGAAGTACAGATGTTCGACAGAACGATGTATGTTGTCGGTGCAAACGATGACCGAGCAGAAGCAAAAATTCGAGGCTCTGAATTCGCTGGAGCGTTGATAGATGAGTTAACGTTAATTCCCGAGAACTTTGTAAAAATGTTATTATCACGTCTGTCAATCAAAGGGGCAAGTTTGTTTGCATCGACGAACCCCGACTCGCCGTTTCACTGGGTGAAAACAGATTTAATCGACAGAGAAAAAGAACTAAATTGCAAAGTATTTTCTTTCACGATTGACGATAACCCCTCGCTTGATCCCGATTACAAAGAATCTTTAAAAAAAGAATATCAAGGACTGTGGTATAAACGATTCATCGAAGGCAGGTGGGTACAAGCAGACGGCGCAGTGTATGATTTTTTCGACGAAGACATTCACGTGATACAGTACGTCAAATCGACAGCTACGTATTACGTTATGGGCGTAGATTATGGCACAACAAACCCGTGCGTCTTCACGCTTGTCGGCTATAACGCAGGGGCATCGCCGAATATGTGGCTAGAGAAAGAATACTATTACGACAGCAAACGGCTACAGCGTCAAAAATCTGATTATGATTACGCAAATGATCTGATACAGTTCATCGACGGCTTCCACATCACAGCTATATATATAGATCCGTCAGCTGCATCTTTTAAGCAAGAGTTGAGGCGTAATGGCATTACAAACATTCGAGACGCAAAGAACGAGGTGATACCAGGCATCAGATACCTAGGGCAACTATTGACGAACGGAACGTTGAAGATCTGCCAGAACTGCGTCGAAACAATAAAAGAATTTACTAACTACATTTGGGACGGCAAAGCATCCGCACGTGGCGAAGACAAGCCGATCAAACAAAACGATCACTGTTTTATCGCAGGAACACGGGTCGTCGCAGAAGCAGGTCACGTGAAAATAGAAAAGATCAGCGTCGGAGATAGAGTGTGGACAACTCACGGCTTGCAAACAGTTCTAGAAACATTTGAGCACGAAGCTGACGTCTACGAGTATACGATCAACGGCTCAACAATAACATGCACTATAGATCACAAGTTTTACACGTCAAACGGATGGAAAGAAGCTGACACGTTGACCATAGGCGACAAGTTAACAATGTCATACGGCTTTTATCCGACCCCCAAGAAACACGTCTTCATAGAGAAAACAATCAAGAGTATCAAGAAATCTGATGTAATTTCAGCGCAAAAAGTGTACAATATTCACGTAGAGAGCCATCACGAGTATTTTGCAAACAACATTCTAGTGGCAAATTGTATGGATGCCCTGCGGTATACGTGTTTCTCACACTTTTTCGAGAAAGCGACGCATCGCATGACAGAAGCAGATGCCGAAGCGATGGAAAACGTATATTTCAATAGATAACTTTAACCCATGGCACAGCATAAGGAATTTTCATGAAAGATTTAATCGTTGAAATATCAACAATGATAAACATTATTTTAATAGATCTAGAGAAGTCTAGTCGCGGATTTGAAGTAGCTGCACAACGAGTGCGTGTAAATACAATTAAGCTTGACAAGTTAAATAAGAAATTTCGTGAGCAATCCGTAAAAGCTAATGTAATACTAGAGTTGCGAAATTGTGGCGTTTCCGACATCGCAGAGTCCGCAGATTTCACACATCGTAGCAATCGCTAGAGGAATATTGAACGCAGCTAATTTACACGAGCATAATTATATACGAGTAGAAGTTACGCATGCAAATGATCTAAATTTCACATACAATCGCGTTGGCGAATCGTATTTTGTAAATCATAACTCTGGAGAGATAGAGGTAACAGATGCACTATCGAAGAAATAAATAACATGTACAAATCACAACCAATTAAATCTTTTAATGTCAATGTATATTACGGACAGCAACATATATACGCAACATCTATTCTAGATAGTGTTATTCCGCCGAAAGAAGACTCCGATCTAGTGAAAATCGTAAATATTGCAAAAAAAATACTGGCAGACAGAAACACACCACTTTTTTTTGACAATATTAAAGTTACGATAACTAGAGATGACACAAGCGATGTAATAGAATATTTGTATTTCAGAAGTTCTTGCAAGCCCGATAATTTTAATATATAATTTAATCGTGTCGGCGCTGTTGCAGACATCATCATTAGCAGCGATGCATTTTTTTTTGACTTTAATCCCTAGAAAACTTATTTGACAGAGACGTAAAAATCTCTGTCATTTTTTTTGCATATAAATATCGATTCTGTTAACGTGTCACTGACTACGATTAGTCATGGCAAATGAATGATTGTATGGAACTTATCATAAGCTAGCCTCCGTTTTCTCACATGTCTTAAATGCGTGTGAGATTTTTTTTG